TCTCGGTGAGTTGAAGGAATTCGGAATCCATCTACGTATGTTCAGGTCGGGAAATTCCCTTTTTTCCTATTGATGCCGTTGTTGAGGAGGGGAAATTTCCTATCCTTTTTCAAGCAGATTGACAGAAATTGAGTCAACATAAATTGGCAGCTTCTTTTGATTGGGGGCGGATTTGTCGGGGATCGGGTTATTTTGACAGATTTTCCTGATTTTGCAGAAATTGCAGGTTTTTTTCATGCATTATGACCGCTGGTAAATGACGCTCGTATAGTCAGATGGCCGACATGTGAAGAGAAGACCGTCAATGTATGCGCGAATTAACCTTGACGCAAAGATTGACGCTTCACGGTAAGCGTCAACCTTTGCCTCTAGACTGGGCCAGGGACCTTCGAAAGGGTTCCTCGACATACCAAAAGCGTCAATGTATTGTTAACCAGGCTCTGGAGTTACTCATTGTCTTCATCATCAAATAATTTTTCCTCGATAAAATGCCTCTCTTCAAGTTCAGCACCAACCTTTAACGCATTTCCATTATCACGAATGGATTTTGATTCGCGAAATGCACGAGCTTCTGCAACCTTGGTGAATTCAATTTGATAATTTTCTTTTTTTGACCACTCTTCAATTTCATTAAGTGATACATAGAAAAATTCTTTTCTAGGATTTATTAGATTCACTCTTTTTTCTGAAAACTCAGTTTGTAATCTTCTTTCCAATTCTGGTGCATTATCAGAATAAACCATTGCGTGCACATCAAATTCAAAAGGGACAGAAGCATCTCCAAGCTCCTTTACTCTGTCCATAGGATCAAGACGGCGCGTCATTCCTATTTTATAAACATTTTCTCCAAATGAACCGATGTTCGATATGACATATACATGGCCTGACTTTGTGAGCTGAGCTTGAGAAATGGCGCGATCTTTCAGCTCACGAGCCCTTTCAAGGTCAGTCTCAAGTTGGGAAATTTTATTGTTTAATTCATCGATTTTATCGCCCTTTGCTTTTTGAATTTCTTCTCGAGCTCGTTCGAGAGCCTTCTGAAATCGCTGTTCTTCCTTTTCGGCATCATATTTTGCTCGCTCGATTTCGCGCCTAGCCTTTTCTTCCTCTCGCATTTCATCTTGTATTCGTTTTTGCTCATCTCTCTCTTGTTTGATCTTTTCCTGCATCTCATAAGCCATCCGAAGCTCTTCAATTTTTAATTGAAGATATTCTTCGGTAATATAGCTCTGATTGACTTCCGCAGACTTGTTGATTGATTCAACAGCCTTCCTAAGTCGCTCTTCCATTTTGAGTATGTTATCCCATCGAACTTTTGCTAATGCAGCATCACATTCACCATTAAATGCACGAAGCATAAGTTTATGCGTTTGCCTGGTCATCTTTCGACCTTCAGCCTTGCTTCCACCAACGGCCCATTCAATTCGGCACACTACGGCATGCTCGTTTTTTATCAAGCGTTTTTCAATCTCTCGAAGTTGCTCGATTTTAGATTTGTATTGTTCTGAATCAGTGAAGTTAAAATGAGGCTTATAAATACCAAAGTCGATGAATTCTAATGTTTCCTCAAGGAGATTAATATTTCGTAATAGATACTCATATTTTGAATGAGCTTCATCGTATTTGCTTGTTAGTTGCTGTTTTTTCTCTTGGTATATTCTATTTTCTCTGGCAAAATCACTTCGCAAATTGTCAATATCAATAACTATATTAGCTCGCTCAGTTTCCACATCGGCAATACCAGAATAGCGTTCTTTTAAGGAAGCTAACTCGCCGTGCAATTTGTATGCTTTAATGACAATCGCAATCAAAGCGATAATTAATAGTATTACATATACTATATGCATAATCTCCTCAATGCGTCTTCAAGGCTATTTGACTAGATTTAACAAGTGCAATATTGCTAATTTTGGAACTGTCCCTTTTGAGTCGGAAAGCGTGTATAGCGCTGATATGATTTCTGCCTCTTGAAATGGCGTTATTGAAACCGCACATTCAATAACTGCTGATTTGAAGCAAGACAATACCGTTTTCAATTTCTTGGAGTCTATGGCTTCGGGCTGCTCATCTGGAGCCTGTGCACTAGCCTCATCGGAATTCTTTGGCCCATCGCCAAGAAGAAGCCATTTTGTCTCGACTGAATAACTAGTACAGATACGGGCAACTAGGTCGGCAGGTGGGATTCGTTCTCCTTTTTCATAGTTCATGAGGGTGTTTTTATGAATGCCCAGAGAAACGGCAAAGTCCACAATCGTGGACCTCCCGCGCACCTGCGCGATTCTTTGCCCAATAGCTTCAGCAAACGTCACGGCTCCCTCTGGGGTCATGTCGGCAGGGCTGTTACTTTTATTTCCCAATCAAACCACCCTTTTTCATGGCCATGAGGGAATAGAAAACCTCAAGGCAAAGATACAAATGTGTATTGACTAGCACACGAACGTGTGCTAATATTTCTTATGTAAGGCGAACAAATCAGGCGGATAAATCCGCCTAACCCAATGATACACCAGGACGGGGTACACCAACAATGGCGGGAACCATGCCAATCTCGGACGAGAAACCGGTCCAGCTCGAACTCTGGTCGAGGCCCGACATCGACCCGACAATGCGGCTGAAGGCAGCCATGCGCGAGGCATTGCGCATTTCCGGTCTGTCCCGGGAGAAGGTTGTACACGACATCAATGACCTGGCAGGCGAGACCGGTCTGACAACGAATGGCCGGGGCGAGAAAGTCACCCTTGCGGTGCTGGAAAAGTGGGTGGCGGCAAGCGCCGATGCTCACCGTGTGCCCATTCATTACCTTCCGGTTTTCTGTCTGGTCACCCGGTCATTTCTGCCATTGGAAGTCCTGACGGCCTCGGTCGGTTGCCGCGTCATAGGGGTCGAAGATATGAAGCTGCTGGAGTGGGCGCGCATCGAGACCACGAGAAGAAAACTCGGGCGCGATGCGCGCCGTCTGGCTCAGGAGGTCGGAATCAAATGAACAGTCGATTCGTCGAGATTCGAAAGTGGCTGCTCGATCGCGGCATCAAGCAGATCGAGATCGCCCGCCAGGCGAAGGTCAGTCGGACCACGGTGAACCAGTTCTGCAAGGGCTTCACCACGAGTCGCCGCCTGAGTCAGATTTTCGAGGATCTGGGTTGCCCCCAGGAAATACTGGATCGGAAGGTGGCGTGATGAAAAAGCAGAAGCAGACCAAGTCTCACCCGATACACGACATCTGGATCCTGGCGCGCGCAAAACTGCGCGACGGAAAGAAGTATTACGGGGCCTACCCTGCGGGCTTTCCCGAACGCGCTCGGATCGTGCTCGGTGTCGGGTTGCAGACGCCCGTGTTACACGTTTGTGGCGGCATGGCGAGATATTACGCTTACCACAACGGGTTCGGACCGTTCGACAAGACGCTCGATCTCGATCCGGAAACCGAACCTGACTTTTTGCAGGACGCCCGCAAGCCGTGGCCGCGGATCGAACACGATCCTCCTCTTGTTTATGCAACATGGCGAGCCGTGCTGATCGATCCGCCGTATTCAGAGCTGGATGCGGACAAATACCGCGTCGGCCGGGCGGTGCTGCCGACACCCACCGAGCTGTTGCATCGGGCCGTTGAAGCAACCGCGACAGGCGCTCGGGTCGGCATTCTCCTCTATCACTGGGCTCGGCCGGTCGTCGGTCTTCGGCAGATCGGCATCTACACGGTTTTGACCGGCTGCGGGAACAAGGCCAGATGCTTCACGGTTTTTGAACGCATTGAGGAGGGCAATTGATGCTTCTCGCCGTTGATTTCGATGGGACGATCGTTCCCGATGTCTTTTTCCCCGACAAGACGCCGGACCGGTTCATGCCTGGGGCCAAGGAAACGCTGACCGATCTGTACCGCCGTGGACACGCGCTCGTGCTCTGGACGTTGCGGGATCACGATCGATGGAAGATTTCCAGAACGCTCCAGATCGCCGTCGATTTCCTGAATGCGAACGGCCTGGGCTTCATGATCCTGCCCCGACAAATTTCTGGATACGAACCGAACACTCCGAAGTTCCCTGCCGACATCTACATCGATGACAAGATCCCCGGCGGATTTCAGGGGTGGGATGTGATCAGAAGAGCTTTAATAAACGATGGCGTATCCGATGTCCCGACCACCGGAAAGAGTTATGGAACATTCAACGCCAGTCTTAATGCCGGGAATGTCCGGGCAGATGACCTCGATCAAGGCCGGGTTGAGTCGATGCGGGGATCGGGCGGCGTAGTAAGCAAAGCCCTTTGTGGCCCGTTGCTTACCAGTGGAAATCAGAATCGGAATCAGCCCGATGTCTTCAACTGTGTTGCCCCACGCGACTGCACCCAGATCTATGTCTGTCCCGCGTATTACAACCGGCCGCTCCATCAGCAGATTGATCGTCCCCTGCCGGCAGTCCTTGATATCAGGTGCGGCCTTCATCAAGGCGATCCATTGCTTGGGGAGGGAGCCTGTCGCGGCATATCCGAGCCCGCGAATGACGACGCCACGGAGAGTGATTTGCTTGTTCATACGAACAAACATCGGCAAGGCGCGGGAAACAAATAATACACCGACGAATATTGCATTGAATTCGGCACGGAATAAAGGGTGAGGAAACAGGGATGAAAGCGTGGTTTTCGGCGAGTGAAATTGCTGGCCTTCCCGGAATAACAAAATCAATATTCCGGATCAAGCGCAGAGCCGCTTCGGAAGGCTGGAAATACCGCACTCGTCAAGGCAAAGGCGGCGGCTTCGAATACCACATTTCATCCCTTCCCCCGGAAACCCAGGCGACACTCATTAAGAAGTATGCCGTCCAGGCGCAGCAGCCCGAGCCGATCATTAACATCACCCCCGCCTCTGATGAGCCGACCGCTCAGGACTTCGCCGACTGTATATCGAATACTATCGAAGCCGACGCAGCTGCGTATGATCACGCTCCCGACCATTCGCGCCGCAAGGCCGACAAATACCTGACGATCCTGACCGCCTGTGACGGTCTCTTCGGCCGCGATCTGATCGCCTTCGTCGATGCCTGGAACCGCGAGCATCCCAAGATGCTCACAAGTTACCCGAGCATCCTGCGTGCGCGAAAGACCCGCGAAGCCGCAGGCGTCGGCGGGCTCCTCGGCCGCTGGGGCAAGAGCCAGGGCGTGACGAAGGTTTCACCGGAGCTGCTGGAGTATTTCGCAAAGCATTATCTCCAGGAAAGCCGGCCCTCCCTCGAAGTCACCTGGAAACGCGCCCTCGGGCTGGCCCTCCACGATAAGCCCGGCACCACACCCGAGACGTTTCCATCGGTCAGCGCATTCCATCGCGCTCTTCAGAATCAGTATGACAAGAGCATCATTTATATGGCGCGATATGGCCCGCAGGCATGGAACCGCCGATACGCGGCCTATATCGAACGCGATTATACCGCGATGCCTGCCGGCGAGTGCTGGGTCAGCGATCATGCCCAGATCGACGTGCTCGTGAAAGCCGGCGACAAGATCGTCGCGCCCTGGATCACCGCCTGGCGTGATCTCAAAACCGGTAAGTTCCTCGGATGGTACATCCATGCCGAGGCCCCGAATTCCGACCATATTTTCCAGGCGTTTTATAACGCCGCCATGCAATACGGCTTGCCGAAGCACGTCCTGCTCGATAACGGCAAGGACTACCGCTGTAAAGACTTCGCCGGTGGCCGCTCGATCCACAAAGTAACCGTCGATGCCGAAAAGACCCGGCCCATGCTGCTTCTGCTCGGCATCGAACCCCATTTTGCCCTGCCGTATAACGCACAGACGAAGCCGATCGAACGCGACTTCCTGAAGATCAAGGAATGGTTCAGCAAGGCTCATGTCGGTTATCGAGGCGGCGACGTAATCGAGCGTCCCGAGCGCCTGGCGGCCGAAGTGAAGGCGGGCAGCCTCATCGATTTCGAACAGCTCGAAACCGGCCTCGTCCGGTTCATCACCGAGATCCTGAACAAGACGATGTCCGATGGAAAGGCTCTGCGTGGCCGATTCCCCGACCAGGCTTGGGCCGAAGAATTCAAGACCCGGCGGGAAGTGCGGCGCGAGGCTCTCATGTTGTTCTGCATGCGCACCTCCGAGAATTACACGATCGGCCGCAACGGCATCCGGGACAGCAAGCTCGGCATCAGCTACTGGGGCGACTGGATGTCCGGCAAAAAGGGCGATGTCGTCTACATGCGCCGCGATCCGAAATCCTTCCAGGATGCCTGGGTCTTCGATGCCAAGACGAATGCGTATATCGCACAGGCGACGCTCGTGCCGGTCGTGCCGGTGCTTGCTCAGACCGATGTTGATCGGCAGACACTCCAGGAGGAGTCGGCCCGCAAGAACCGCGATCGCAAGATCGTGAAGCAGAAGCTGAAACAGCTCACGGCGACACCTGCCGCTGAACAGCAGTTCTACCTCGAAACGGCAACGGCCGCCCTGGCCGCGTCGGCCCAGCAGCGAGCCACGGCCTGCGGATGCGTCGCCACTCCGACCCTTGCGACGCCTGTCAGCGTGATCGTGAACACGAGCATGGATCGGGTTGTCATCGAGCGGGAAAAGCGTGAGCAGGAAGGCAAAGCAGACCTGAGTAACCTCGTGCGGCTGCCTCAACCAAAAAGAAAGCTCTACGAGTTCGATTCTGACAAGAAACAGGACGAACGCGACAAACAAAAACAGGAGGAACATCGACCATGACTGAAACCGGAACTGACCTGCGAATCAAACTGCGTGGACTTCTCGATCAGGATCAACTCAGCATCACCGCCGTCGCGCGGGGTATCGGCCTCTCGACGGCCACGATCAGCCAGTGGCTGAATCACAAATACTGCGGCGACGTGAAGAAGGTCGAAGAAGCCGTTCGGAAGTTTCTGACCTTGCAGGAAGAGCGGAAAGCCCGCAAGGAAACGTCATTGCGCGATCCCGGCTTCATCAAGACTTCCGTCGCCGGAAAGGTATTTGAAGTGGCGAGCATCTGCCACGTGGATGGCGATATCGGCGTGGTCTGCGGAGATTCCGGGCTTGGTAAGACGACTGCAGTGAAACAGTTCGCTGCTGAACATGCCGGTGTGATCCTGCTCGAAGCCGATCTGGGTTACACGGCCAGAGTGCTTTTCAAGGAGCTTCACAAGGTCCTGGGCCTCGATGGAATCGGCTCGCTTCACGCGATGTTCGAAGAGGTCGTAACCAGGCTGCGCGGCACCGGACGCCTGATCATTGTGGATGAGGCAGAACATCTGCCGTATCGGGCTCTCGAAATGCTGCGCCGGCTGTATGACCGTGCCGGGGTCGGCGTCGTTCTGGTCGGCATGCAGCGGCTTCTGGGCAACCTGCGCGGTCTGAAGGGTGATTACGCCCAGCTTTACAGCCGCGTCGGCGTGAAGGCCGTCCTTTCGGTTTTGCGCCCAAGTGATGTCGAAGAGATCGTGCATGCCGCGCTTCCCGGAAGTAACGGCCTCTGGAAAGCCTTTCAGGCGGAAACGGACGGAAACGCCCGCGTGCTGAACAAGCTCATCAAGCGGTCTGCTCACATCGCTGAAATCAACGGCACCGAGATCACGTCCGACGTCATCAAGGCTGCAAAGCAGACCCTGATCGGGTAACGGAGGCGTTATGGCAAGCAAAGAACAGATCAAAACGATCCACGTGCTCATCAACGCTCTGCGTATCGAGGATGACGTGTACCGAGGCCTGCTGGAAGGCTTTGGCGTCACCACCTCGAAGGATCTTTCCTTCGATAAGGCGGCGGCTCTGATCAGCCGCCTCGCGACCGACGCGCAGTCGGCCGGGGTTTGGACACCGAAGCAAGGCCCCAAGCGGTATGAGCACCTGGACGCCCGGTCCGAGGAGTGGGCCAGCCCGGCGCAGCTCCGGTTGATCGAGGGGCTCTGGAACGACGTTTCCTACATGTCCACCCAGGGCGAACGGAGACTGGCTTTGCGACGCTTCATCGAAAAGCGGTTCGGCTTCTCGGCCCTCGAATTCATCCCAGCGAAAAGCGTCCGCAAGATCGTTCAAACCTTCGAGGCGATGAAAGCCGAGAACGACCGCAAAAGGAAAACCGGTGGTAAAGCGGCCTGAAAAGGCATTTAAAAGCCGTATAAAACGGCAATAAGGAGGAACACATGGATATCGGAACGATCGAAAAGATGACCAAGGATTACGCCGATGCGCGCGGCACACTCACGGGGCGTGTTACCGAAATGAACGAAGCGATCGATCTGATCAAGCGGCGGTATCTGCCGCTGATCAAACATGCGGTCAATACCGCGCTCGAACGGAAATCGAAGCTCCAGGGCGAAATCGAGAACAACCCCCAGCTCTTCGAGAAGCCTCGCACCCTGGTTCTTCACGGCATCAAGGTCGGTTTTCAGAAACAGCGCGCCGGCATTGATTGGAACGACGATTCGTCCGTCGTGAAGCTGATCCGCAAACACTTTCCCGATCAGGTCGACGTGCTCGTGAAGATCAAGGAAAAGCCGGTGAAGTCGGCTCTGAATCAGCTCACCGTAGGGGATCTCAAGAAGCTCGGCGTATCGGTCTCGGAAGGCGGTGATGAGGCACTCATCAAGCCGACCGACACCGACATCGACAAGCTGGTCGCGAAACTGCTGGAGGATGAGCCGCAAGCGGCGTGAGGAGGATGAGATGCAGGGTGTGCTGTTCCCGGAGGACAAGAAAAAATCCGG